TTAACTCTCTTTAACCCAACTCCTGTGATATTAACTGTTCCACTTTGAGCACCACTACCACCTTGGAAAGCAGTAACTTGAATCGCATCAAACTTCACACCTGCCTTTTGGAATCTTGGTGGAATTGAGACTGTATGAGTTCCATTTCCTAGACCATGTTTAAGATAATTTCCAACATAAGTACCACCGACCAATACACCTACACTAATTTTATCATCGATGACATCACCATCAACTGTTTTTGTATTAAAAGATCCAGAAATAGTTACTGTTATCGTATCAGTCTTTGATGAATCGGTCACCTGAAAACTTTGAACTCTAGGAACAAGTCCATTTTCAGTCGGATCTCCAGTATTATCAGCAGAAGTTATAGTTGTGGAGGGTAATGAATCTTGAATGATATCTGGTTCAGCAGGAAGAGTTGTGCTCATCAAAGAAGCGGTGGTCATACTTTCACTAATTTTTTTCCTGTTCCCAAGAAGAACTTTGAGTTTCCTTGCCTTTTCTTTTGTGTTGGTTGCCTTCTTGACGTTTGCATCAATCTCAGGATTTCCTGTAGCAGGCATGAATTCTGCACTATGTGGATCTAACTTATCGTGCTTATATTTCTGACCATATTTTGGATGATATCCATTCACTCTTTCTGGTGGTGGGTTATCAGGATGTATTGGTTTGATGTCTGGGTTATCAAGTGATGCAGTTTTTATAGACTGAATTACTTTATCAACTTTGGTTTCTTTCTTTTGATACTTTTCATAAAGTTTTTCCATCTCTCTATCAAATTCTTGAGCCATTGCCTCATTAACTTTCTCTTGCCTTTCACGATCAGATCTCTCAATCAAAGTTGACCAATGATGTTCAGCAGCACCAACTAACTCAAGAACATGATTCTTTTTATCTTGACTAGAAATTTCATTATATTTTTTATGACCTGCTTTCCATATAGCAGGATCAGGTTTGAAAGCCTTTGGACTTTCAATAGGTTTCATTAATTCAGCACCAACAATTTTGTTATTTCTGCCAGTTGGTTTTACTTTAAATTTGGTTGGCATCTCCTTAACCTGAACTGGTTTCTTGATCTCACGAAGAATCCTTTTTTGTTTTGGAGTTACTATTTCTGTAACATTTTTTCTTTCTCTGTTCTTTAAGAACTTGGGTTTGTAACTTTCAGTCTTTTGATTTTTTCTATTTGTTCTCCATTTTTTTGTTACTCTTGTCCTGTTGTTGCGTGCTTTTGTATAATTATCATATGCTCTATCAATTCTATCTGAATCTCCACTTGCCTCTGCATCTGTAGCTTCTTGTTCAGCATCTTGTAATTGTTGATCAGCATCTGCTACTTCTTGTTTTTCTGCCTCACTTGTGCCTTTCTCTCTTGCGTCTCCTTTTCTATCAGCCTCTGCTTTTTTTGCTGTCTCTACCGCATCTCTTTCTCTCTTGTAAGGATTGTCATAATCAGCAGAATCGCCAGTGCCAGCCGTACTACCAACATTAATTCCTGCCTGAATCAATAATGTAGTAACCGCAGCAGCACCAGCAGCAAGAGCAACTTGCCCAGCAGGTGTTGCAAGTAATCCAACGGCTACAGGAATGGCAGCAATTTTTGCATACTCAGGTCCCATCTTAGAAAGATATGCTTTCAATCTTTTTTTATCTGCCTCTGACATACTACCATCTTGATTAACATAATCTTTAATGCCAAATGGATCATCATTGATATCCTCACCTTGATTAAATTCATTCCAATCTTTCATTACAGCAACAAAAAAGGGCCTGTAAAGTTCATCAATTTTGTCAGAGTATTCATCATTATATTTGTCACCAGTACCAAGATTATCTAATTTAGATTGTAATTCATCTCTTCTTTTTTTAGCATCTCTCGCGTCTTGTCTGCCTAGTTCTTGACTTCTATCGTCAAAAGCCCATGCTTCTTTTCTTAATTCATCAAACCCTCCAGGTCCTTCCCAGAAATTTATATACTCGGCAAATATTCTACCATATTCTGCTTCTAGAAAGACTGCTTCATCATAGTCTTCTTTAGTATAATAGATATTTTGACCAGGTTGAGGAAAATTCTTATTAGAACGAATCTCCGTTAGTTTATAAGATCTTGAGACTATTTCATAAGCAACTCCAGTAAATTGTTCAGGTTGATGCCCATTATCTTTGGCATCCAAAATTGATAGAGGACCCACCCCAGGGTGGTATCTTCCATACTCATCTGGACCACTATTGTTATTAAAGAATCCAAGTCTTTCTCTTACACTATTATATTCACTAAAAGATTGTCCTGAACTTTTAAAATTTTGTTTAGTAAATTGTGCGCCCCAATTTACGCTACCCGCATAACGAACACCGTTTTCTGTCCAACCTCCACCTCCATATTCATTATAATTTTCATCATGTGCATCTAGTTGACTCTGAATAGTTTCTCTTTCAGTTTCTCTTTCAGTTTCTTTATCCTCGTATTCTTGGTTTAGTTTATCAAGTTCATTTTGTGGAATGAGAGAATCTAATTTATCAAATGTATCATTTAACCAATCAGGATCAACTTCATAAATTAAATCCAAAGCTGATAATAGTTGATCACTATCCATAGACCCTGGATTATCGATATTAAAATTAGTCAATCTTTTTGCTTCTGTTTCAGCATCCTTATCAATTTTTGCTAAATCAGAATCAGATAATCCTTTACCACCTTCCTTGGCAATATTATTTGCATCATTAGATGCTTTTTCTAATTGATCAGGAGATGAAGTTTTAGATACTTTATCAACATATCCATCAGCAGCTTCCATACCACCAGAAAGACTTGGAACTGCTGTTGCTGTTTCCAACAAGTAGTTGTTTATTTGTTCTAGAAGTATCTTATTAGTATCATATTCATAAGAGTTATTAAATTTTCTTGTTCCTCTTCTACTTCCAAATGATGGATTATTTTTAGGGTCATAGTTTCTAGATGAACTCTTATATTTCCCAGACCCAGGTCTTGATTGTGCCTTTACATCACTGTATGGTCCTCTAATATTATCTCCTCTAGTAAAGCTGCTCCCTTTTGATGGAGATGCTGCATTTGCTCTATTAATATCTCTCAAAACCTTATCCATTGGATCTTTTGGTTTAGCACCATCACCATATCTTGCTTTTGTCGGTCTATTTCCATATGTGATTTTGGGTTTTGGAGACCTCTTGAATGGATTAAGTCTACTAAGTGCTCTTCCAAATTTAGCAACATACCTTAATTTAGAACCAAGTATTGCTGCTCCTGCTGCTGAAGATGCTAGTTCTGGGAATAATAATGCTACAACAGCGGCAATATCCAAACCCAACATTGCTGCATTCAAAATAGTCTGCATTAATTTATCATTCTTATCTTGTTCTTCTTCTTTTCTCTTCTCCCAAGGATATCCCTGAGATTCTGCATCACCCATAACATCAGGAGTGCGCTGTGTTTCTTCTCTTTCCGTTGCTTTTGTAGTTCCCGTAATTACAGCCAAATATCTACCAAATCCATCTGCTGTGTTTGAAGGTGGACCAGGATAAAATGCTCTGTAATTTGGAGTATCATTATCAGCACCATTCAGTTTTGGGGTATTTTGAAAGAAAACTGCCTGTTCTAAAGTTAATTGACCATAACTAGTAAAATTTGATGATCCATCCCAACTTCCCAACTGACCAGTAATTCTGGCAAGGTTGACCATTCTTCTATCAGACTGTCTGATGTATCCAATCTGAGTAAAGTTTCCCCAGGCATACCACATGGCTGACATGGGTCCAAGAATATAACTCGTATCTCCGGGTGGTTCTATAGTTAGAATAGTTCCATCACTGAGAAATAAACCCGTTGTATCATTTCCACTATATCCCTCTGACCCATCTCCATCCTGAGTAAAGTCTGCTGTTCTATCAACCTCGCCAGGAACTGTAACCGTGTTTATAATTGCAGGTTCAACAACATAAAGACCAGTAGTATTGTTTGTAGGCAATGCCTCAAGGATCTGAAGTTTCTCATCTACCTGAGAACTCTTCAGTACCTTAAGTGCTCTTGTATACCTATTCTTTGCCATTACTTAGCCTTATATTGGAATATTTATCTGTTGTGTTGCATCTGAGTATTCTACGCATCCCTCAGGCCATCCAACAATAGTTATTCTATTATGAGTTGCACTAGTATTTACTACCCCAATACCATGAGGAACTTTTGGATTGATCCAAACAAACCGATTTGGTGCTGGTTCAATTTTGTCAACATCACAATTTTCAAACTTAAGATTACCTCCCCAAGAAGAATCCCATGTTGGATGAACATAATATACAAATCCACCAAAGTCAATATGGTATCCTGTTCCTGAAGATTCTCTGTCAACATTGGGTGGTAATGTATTTATGAAAGACCAACCATCTATTGTACTATTCCAATGCTCTTGAAATAAATCAAGTTCAAAAAGTTTTTCTTTTATCCAACCAATAGTAGTCTTATATGGTTCATGAATATTTTCAACAAACTCATCAGTATTCATATAATCACTCAAATTACTCTGAATCCAATTCCACTTATCCTCTGATAAGAAGTCATCTATAATAATTGCTGCTGTTCTTGTTGACATTAAAAAAGGAGGCAACTAACCTCCTTTTATTTATTGTTCTACAACAACTTTCTTTTTACCAATATTATATTTCTGTTCAAGAATCCATTCGCCTTTGTCTTTATATGACAACACCTTGATTTGATTTAATGGTGCAATATCAAGACTATCATCTTCTTTGGTGATAGATATCAGTCCCCAATCAGAAAGCAATCTAGCAATACGATTGCGTCTTTGCACATCATTAATAGTAAGGTTAGCATGTTTACCGTCTAAGGCAAACAGTTCCTTAAAGTGAACGATATAATAACGACCCTGCTTATGAAGAATGTGGCAGGATTGGTATAGTTTCTTTTCTTTCCGAGAAGCAACACCAATTCGTGTCAGAGTCTCACGTACCTTCAGAAAATCATCAGGTTCATTGAGAACTACCTCAAGCATTTTTTCTTGTGACCAGTCAAAAGTGGGTTCCACAGTGGTAGTCATTTCATTCCTCCAACATCAAGTCGTTGTTTAATAAAGTTAATCTGTTCATTTGTCAGAATTTTCAGAGCTTGAGATGCCTTCTCGTTACTATAACCATAGTATTGTTTGACACATTCTAAATCCTGGACTTTATCCTTTCGGATCCAAGGAGAGAATCTCTTCTTTTTCCTCAAAGTATTTAGATAAAAAGAATATTGCATATCTTTACTAAGAAAGTTATACTTATTCATTTCATTTGCATACATCACACAATCCAAGTGCCCCGATAAGCAGCGATTTATAATGTATGGAGGATAAGAACTGATGTGTTCTGACAGATCTTCCTTATTAAAATTAATTGAGTTGAGCCAGTATTTAAGTTCCATTATCTAATAATTTGAATGTCATCATCTTCTGTCCAGAGTTCCACCTTGGTTCTGAATCTACCTTCTGTTTTTAGTTTTTCATATCTTTTACCTGATTTCTTCTTCCACCAAGAGATAATATTCTCTAGATAAAACTTATCCCAATTAGGACCACGAACTAACTTATCTTGCTCTTCCATGATTACCTCACGAACATTTGAATATCCATAGTCTGAGATATAGAACCTCTTCTTCTGAGTAAGTCCAAATGCTGTATTGATAACTTCATTAAACTTTTTCAATTTATCTTGATCAGTTAAAGACTTCTTAATGATAGAAATCATCTTAGTTTGCCTCTTCATTTTTTTAGAAGATGCTTTATTATCCGTTAGAGGGGTGTTGTTATTGAGTACCGTAAAACGGTCATGAAGGCGGTGAAAGACCTCATCATGCAGAAGAGGTAGGAACTTACTATCAGTCAGGCCCTTGTACCGCATGAAGGGTTTTAGACCATCATACTGAGATGCTGAGGTAGTAGACCCATATAGTGATGTGGTTTCAAATAGTGCAATATCTTTCTCAAAGACTTCATTCAGAGTCTCACGAGCAAAATGAGAGACACACATCAATGCCAAAAGTTTTCCACCAAGATAGTTATATCCAAAAGGTTGAGACGGGACAATTACAAATCCCATTGCAGCATGGCGATTGAATACAGATAGATTGGGTGCCTTACCAAGCCATACATTTCTGGGTCTAGAATTAATCGTTGGAGACCCAAAGCGAATAAATCCAACTACAGTCTGAGTTTTCTTTTCAAACACCATCCAGCGCAACTCTCTACCAGGAATGTTACTTTCATTGTTATGAGAAGACACTGCTGCCAAAAGATTGCGATAGTGTTCTTGAGGTACTGAATTAGGAAAACGATTACCAACAAACTTAATGTCAAACTCCATCTCCTCAGGATGGATATCCACATTAAAGAACTCATCTTGTAAAGGAGTGAGTTGATTCGTTTGAGTGACTAGTTCTTTTTTTACATAACGAAGGTAGTCTTCAATAGACGTAAAGTTATCAAAGTAATTGATAAACTCATCAGCAGCCCATGAAGCATCAAGTTCAGATACAATCACAGAAATCCCCCATAAGTATCTTCACCCTTGTGAAGCAGAACCCCATCAACTTTATTGAGTAATTCTTGCATACCACCGTGCAGAACACGATATCCAGTGCCAACATAAAGTTGTCCCAAAACAACTGCTATTGTAGCAGTTCCCCAGAAAATATAATAGAATCTGGATTTAACTTGATTACATTGTTTTTCTTTAAGTTGTTTCTTTTTCATTCTTCTTCATCCACTCTCTCAAATTCTTCAATCATATTTACTGGAACACTATGCTTATTAGCAATACGATACCAATGAGTTCCTTCTCCAGGTCCAATATATTTGATTTCCGTTTCCGGAATATTGTGCTCTCTTATTGCAGCTTGCATTTTGAGGTGCATAAGATCTTCTTTTTTCATTTGTTTTCAAAGTCCATAATTAATCGTTCAACTTGCTTTTTGTTAGTTCCGCAAGGAGCATTCTTTAAACAAATAAGAATGACATCAGTATCTGAGATTGTAGGTTTGATAGTAAATCCCCACTTATCAACTTCACCTTCAGCGGGTGCTTCAACGTAATCGAATTCATGTGGCATTAAAATCCCCCACCTTTACCCATTTTCTTTGATTTAGGTAACATCTCTTTTAGTTCTTTTTCTGAGTAGTGATCATAGAGTTGAAGCATACGATCTAGTGCATATTGAAACTGAGAACCAGCACTCATCTTACTAAGCATATGATGTGCTACATCATATCTGAGTTCCTCTAGTTCGTTCTTGTTCACTTGAACTCACACTCTACCATAATTTCAGTCAAACAGGCCAACATGTTTATCTCTTGATCCGCCACAAATGCCATTTGATACTGATACTTAGCGAGAGTAAGCACAGCAGCAGGAATACTATTCGGAACCATGGAATCATAACAAGCATCGTAAATACGACGCAGTATGACAGAAGTATCATTGTCCAGGTTATTGACAACCCATTTACGTACTTCGGGAAAATCTTTCTCTTTAAGTTTCTTAACCAAGTCATTTACTTTTACATCTGAAAAATGTGCCAGAATACCAGAATCAATCTTTCCACCTGCAGAGTAACGTTGGCACTCATTAAGAACACGTCTCCAATCAGGAAAGTGCTTATTGATTAATTCTACCAGGACCTTGTTATCATGTTCAATACCTTCTGCACCCAAGATTTCTTGGAGACGCTTGAAGAATTGTGCTGCAAGTTGGGGTTTGTTTTTGGAATTGGTTGAAAAATCAATACAGGCGCATCGGGAGTGGAGAGGCTCGATGATTTTATTTTTAAAGTTGCAGGTGAAGATGAATCTGCAGTTGCCACTAAACTCCTCAGTAAACGCCCGTAGGAGGAGTTGTACATCATTGGTTGTGTTATCTGCCTCATCAATGATGATGACTTTGTGTTTGTCAGTTGCTTGAAGAGAGACGGTCGAAGCGAAATTCTTCGCAGTATTTCTGACGGTATCAAGGAATCGTCCTTCATCGGATCCGTTGATGACATAAACATCTACTCCCAGTTCTTTACATAGTGCTTTAGCTACCGTAGTCTTTCCACACCCTGCAGGACCTGCAAGGAGCATATTTGGTATCTCACCCTTATTTAAGAAATCTTGGAAGGTCTTCTTAATATTTGTTGGTAAAATACAATCTTCAATTGTTTTAGGTCGATACTTCTCGACCCAGAGGAATTCATCACGCATAATAAAGGTTATACCCAATCAGGTTTACGATCTGGGATACGAAGATAATTATCGCATACCCATGGTTTAGATGCAATGTACATCTTGTATGCAGTAAAGATGTCAATACTTGCATCATACTTGAACTCATCAGGACCAGCAAAGACAAATGATGTTGGGCCCTTGCCACTGCGACCTTGAGGGTCTGATGTAGGGAGTATCTCTTTTGCTGCTAGGAGAGTCTTCTGGCAGGTGTGGACCTTACCATAACGAGCAGTGTACTCATCACACATAGCAAGTCCATGAGCAAGGAGCCATTGCCAATTGGTCACAAACTCATTCGCCCACTTGGTACATGGATGATTACGAAATGCACCTTTCTCAGTGGCATAAGGAGTACCGTCTGCTTTAGGAAGAGTGCCAAACCCATGACCCCACTTGTCGGAGCATACAATAGCAAGCATCTGACAGGTCTCTAATGGCATCTTGACAATATGCTTGTCAGGAAGAACAACGGCAGACTTATATGGACTGAGGTCAGTTACAAAGATGTTCATTCTAGAGGTCTTTGAAATTCATGAGAAACGATGTCGGTTGCCTTCAATTGTTCCTTCATATATTCTACACCAATTTCTGGCATAGCGGTATCCCCACAAGTAAATACGTCACATACTGCCATTTCATTTTCGGGCCAAGTATGAATACTAATATGACTCTCAGAAATCATAGCAAATCCAGTTACACCTTGAGGATCAAATTTATGAACATTTAGGTCTAGAAGATTTGCTTTACATTCTTTGACTGTTTTATATAAGAGCATACGAATATACTCTCTATCGTTTAACAAATCAAATGGACATCCTTTCAAAGTGAAAAGAATATGTTTCATCAAGAAGAATAAGTAGAGTCTGGTTCCAATGCAATAAAGTACTTCAAATCATAATCACGACTAGTAAATCTAGAAAGAAGTTTCTGAGAAACAACTACTTCATAAGTTCCAGGGATAATTTTAATGTTCTCAACTTTAAAATTAAAACTAAACTCAGAGTTGGTCTCACCAACAATCTCACAAAATTCATTAGATGTATCGTTCTTTTTATCACGAACCACTAGTTTAACAACACCATTCTCACCGACAGCAGAGAAATCTGGGAGGTGATAGACAGCAGCGGCTTTTAATAGTTTGTCTAACTGCTGCGTGTTAAGTTCAAAACAGACATCTTCACTAGGAAGAGAGATATCTTTATCAGGAGGAGTGACAATTACATTTGGATCGGCAAAGAAGTACTTTGATCGAGAACGACCTTCTTTGATTATAACGTAACCATCATTTGTAAAATCTAAATCAGGACTCTGGTGAAGAGACAAACCATTTAGGAATTGATTTAAATCGTAGATACCAAAATCTTGAGGGATCTCTTCATTAATGGTTACTTCAGCAAGAATATTCTTCATGACACTAATGGTACGAAGAGACCTACCTTTCTTAAAGAGAATAGACTGATTAATACCACTGAAATTTTTCAGTAGAGCCAAAGTCTGAACAGACAGTTTCATGGTTGTTTCGTTCAATTTCATTGATTGTAAGTTTCACGTTTTGCATTCTTATTATTGAAATGCATTAGAAGAACAGCATAGTGTAGAATCTTCATAATGTCACGTCTGGAAGTGCCTTTCCTATCGTAGCGAGAGGCATACTTGAGGATATTGGATCGGCAGAATGCTTCACCATCACCACATGCTTCAATCAGATCAAGTGTTTGAATCTGATCATCGCCCGCAGAATAGTGTTGATTATATGTTCCAATAATATATTCTTTTAGTTCTTTGAGGATTTCATCCTCACTATATTTGTAATTGCTAGTTTTAGGCACAGTTAGGTCAAGTTTAAGTTCATCAATATGGTCAAAGGTAATACGATCCTCCCCGGAAGATCCAGAGCTCTGGTAACCAAGATTTAGTGTACCAGACTCTGAAGGAGTGAGATCGAATTTTAGTTTATCATCATTAGACATGTTCAATTCATCAAATAGAAAGGACCAAGAGTTCACCATATTATATCAGTATTATGCCTCCAGGTCAACATAGAACTTTTCACCAGTAGCAGTGAGATCAAAGTCAGCATCAACCTTGTCATATAGTTCCAAGAATGCTTGCTTGGTTTCATCATCGAAACGATTGACACAAACACTAATAGCCTTTTCTTTATCATTGAAAATGCCATATGCTTTCACGATATGAACTAGACGACGAGTACTAATAATCTCCTCAATACCACCATCATAGAAGGTCTTACGGATAATGTCTGCCCAGTCAGCAAGACGCTTACAGAAGTTCTCATCATCACAAAGTTTGCTCAGAATTTTAGTTTCAATAGAAACAGTTGGATACTCTTGCTCAAAGGTAACAGGGAATCGTTCTAGGAACGCTTCATTGAGCACGTTAGTTCCAATGAATCGGCCGTCGTCGCTACCTTTACCCTTAGTGTTTGCTGTGGCGATGACGTTGAATCCACTTGCAGAGTCAACTCGCCGTCCGATTTTCTTAAGGAATACTCCTTTTCCTTCAAGGATAGATTGGAGACAGAGAATTTTATTAGAGGCAAGGTCGATCTCGTCAAGGAGCAATACAGCTCCTCGTTCGAGTGCTTCCACGACTGGGCCATTGTGCCAGACGGTATTGCCATCAACAAGGCGAAAACCGCCAATGAGATCATCTTCATCAGTTTCAATAGTAATGTTTACGCGGATGAGTTCACGTCCAAGTTGGGCGCAAGCTTGTTCAACGCTGAGCGTTTTACCGTTTCCAGAAAGACCCGTAATGAACGTAGGATAAAAAATATCGGACTTAATAATTTTTTTAATATCAGGGAAGTTACCAAAGCGGACGAAGGTATCATCTTTCGGGGGAATAAGATTTTGTTCAATAGCAGGCATAGCCGCAGGAGCACTATAAGATACTTCTAGTTCTTTGACTGTTTTTTTCGTTACTTCTAAGTTCCATTTACCACGACCAACTTTATAATCGGTGAGTTTGTTAGTAACGGTTTGGTATGCACAGTCGTTCATGTTGCACCATGCACGGACATCAGCAGCAGTGAACTCAACACCATAAAGATCTTGAAGTGAACTGATGATACCGCTTTTAGACAGACCCATTTGCTTTGTTTGAACTTTAGTTATTATAGACGAAAAAGGGAGGTTTTGAACCTCCCACTAGTCACTTCTCAAACCGTCTATATTTGAATTTGAGTGCTTGAAGCATCCATGCTTGAGCAAGACTCTTTGGGCCTTCCTTAAGAACTTTTCTTATTTTAGGATCGCTCTCACATTGAAGTGCTATTTCCTTCCAATTCATCGTCATGCAACCAGAGAAATAAATTCTCCAAGAACCTTTTTATTTAGTTTCTTTGTCTTTAAAGATTTTACAAAGGCAGATTTAATTTTTGCCTTTGTTGCATCTTCTTCCACTTCAAATTCAGAATCTGATGACAAAACGCTAGAAGAAATGCCAAAGTAAACATCATATCCAGAATTTTTTAGAGAAAAACTTTTTGTTTTTTTCCACTCATTCTGAATCTTTTCTTTTTTCTCAAAATAGTTAGAGTCCTTAAGAGGATCAAAATAGAGATTAAGGAATCGATTAATGTCTCTACCTTCAAGAACACGAATACCAATGAAACTAGTATTAGGGAAATGATCTTTCAAGTTTTTCAAAAGAACATCAGTAAACTCAGAATAAGAGTATCCAAACTTATAAGTGACTCCCAATTTACGGTCACGAAGGAAAGTTGCCTCAGGATTAACCCTACGACATCCCATGTAAGGTTCTGCATTAGGGCCACGTTCAACTATAACATGATATGGAACTGTATTTGCTTCACCGTCTGTCAAGACAATACAATGAACTTTTTGAAGTCTATGCATCTTTTGAAAGTGTGGAATAATTTGATGAAGAGAAATGATTGCTTCATTTAAAGGTGTCCCTGAAAGTGTCACCCTTGGAGGATAAGTATAACCACATGACCAAGAATTTTCAAAAGCACATGCAAGTCTCCAAACGTTGAGAAGTTGCTTTTCAATATTCTTGCCAGACATTTCACTAGTAATCATATTCATCATAGAGAATCTTTCATGAACAGAAAGGAGACCTTCTACTTTTTTATAGTGTGGTTTTACATCTGTAATAGTATGCTGTTCTAAAAGTTTATCAAAGTCATTCCTTTTCCACTCCCCAGTGAATGCATACACATTAAACGGAATTCCAACCTTCTTACAAAACCAAACAAGATTGAACAATTGTTTGCAGGTATCTTTTATAGTATATTGCATTGATCCAGACCAGTCTAAAACAAATAAAAGGCCATGATTTTTGCCATCAGGAAGAGTGGTTACTTTCTTGAACAAGTCTTCATTATATCGATAAGTGTGTAGTTTACTAGTATCAAGAACTCCAGTCCTACTAGTAGTAGCACGAGCATAGGAGTCTGCAGATTTGCGACATTCAAATTCTTTGACAAGATAATTTACTTCCTTTTGAGCCGTCTGTTTGAATACTCTAAACTCAGTATCAACTTTTTCATAGGGATTCTGTGCAGAATACTTCTCCTTCTGAAAACTAAACCACTCATCAATATAATCATGAATCTCAGAGTTATTAACTACAACAGTATCAAGATTGATTTTAGGAATTTCAACATAATTGTTTTCACATGTACCCCACCCAACTAAATCCTGAAGTTTATTTTCAAGAGAATCTGCGGTGCGAACATCTGGCGCATCATCATAATCCATTTCCGACGAAACACTATCAGTCTGCTTATTTTCTTCCTCCCGTCGCTCTGCTTCTTCCTGCATCTCCTCATGCGTCATTTCCCTATCACCTTGACTGGATCCTAAATCGGGAGATGATTCATCTTTAGGGATAGGAGGAAGGTTATCAAGTTGATCAAGATCTTTTATTTTTTGATCTCCATCTTTTTCCTGTTTACAAAATTGATAAAGAGTTTCTGCTGCGATAGCAACATCTGCAAAAGTTTCACAAGCATTAATCAAGTCAACAATTTCCCTTTCTTTTTCAGAAAATTTAACCTGCACAAAATTACCAACCTTAGCATTGATGTTAATTTTATCAGCAAGATTATAAGTGTCTAAATCTTCACCTTGAATTTCAAAAAAATCTTCATCATTCAACTCTTGATATCCACGAAAGAAAGTCTTAGCAAGACCCATATACCTACGCTTCATCAATTTTTCAATACGACAGTCCTCAACCACATTCACAAACTGATGAGGAATTCCTTTAGGAGGATCCTCGTCGGGTGTGTAGAGTGCATGGCCAACTTCATGTCCAACCAAAAGATCATATACAGTATTACTTGCCTTCTCCCACATAGGAAGAGTCAACACACGAGTATGCACATTAAACTGAGCAGTCTTAACTCTTTTGTGCTCAACCACCAAATCCTCAGTAGCAAGCAGTTTGGCGAGTTGAGATTTGATTTCGTGAGAGACTGCCATGGGTTATGTTCGGTATGTAGCCACAATACAACAAAAGATCGCCTTTACGACGACCCATGTGCTGCTTTTTAAACTGGCGCAATGCTTCACGCCTAGCTCTCATCGCTTGTGGTTTTAGTTTTCTTTTCTGCTCCTTCTTGGAGTGATGTTGCCAGTTAGGCGTTGTCATCGGTTGAAACAGTATCCAGAATATTTATTGTAGGAAACCATCCAATACTAGTCAAGATAGAGATATCAGCAATATTATCAATTGCTTCTCCAGGTGTAATCTCTTTGACTGGCAGATCACCTTGACCAAACTTTTCTGCCAGTTTTTTAACTGGGACAGATTCACCATATCCAATAGGGACCACTCCAGTAATATCACTTGAAGCAAGATACCTAATGGCACGACACACATCTTTTACATGAATCCAATCTCTCTTATGATTAGTGACATATGTTGCCTTTTTATCTCTAAGAAGTCCATACATCATATTGGGACGAACATCCGGGCCATAGACTGTAGTAAACCTCATTCCCACAGAATTTGGTGGTGCCATCTGTTCATTAACCCACTTGCTCATGGCATATGGATTTTCCCAATACTTATCATCAACAGCACTTGAAGATGCATACAAAAGACGAGTATTAGTCTCACCACACCAATCAAAAATAGGTTTTGCTTTGACTACATTATTATTATAATATTCTTCTGGTTTTTCCAGACTCTCACGAATGTCTGCCCATGCTGCGAGATGTATGACAAGATCATAATCTCCACCTTTAAATTCTGAGATATCATCGGGACGATCAAGTCCGTGAGCAAGATATCCTACCTGATCTCTCCAATCAGCAAAGACATATCTTCCAATAAATCCTCTATGTCCAGTGACTAATACTTTCATGTTATAGGCCAATCAATTACTTTTCTAATTTGTTCATTGTATTTCCAGACTTCTTTCAGCATGTCTGCATTGACACCTTTAGATTCCATTTGGACTACCAGGGAGTTAAGATCTTTGGGGAAACAAGTTCCACCAAATCCACGATCATTGTCAATACCAGGGACTTGAGTGTGAGATCTTCCAATCCTACTATCAGCAATTACTGCATCACATACCATATCATAATTCATACCAGATGCTACGCAAAAGTCATACATCTTATTAAAGTATGCTACCTTACATGCAAGAAATGTATTAGAAAAATATTTAATAGCCTCACTTTCATCAGAGGAGACTAGGATATTATTAATTTTTGGAAAACATTTAGAGAAGATTTTTGCAAAGTCTCTACAAAGTTCAATATCTCCACCAATCACATTTCTCTCAGAGTTAGCAAAATCTTGAACCGCATTTCTTGCTGTTAGGAACTCTGGATTATGAATTACATTATGACGTTCGGAATACTTTCTAGTTGTTCCAACTGGAACTGTAGATTTAATAATTAAAGTACCTGCTATGTAATCTGGAACTGATTCAAAAAAATCATCCAAAATTGTCAAGTCACATTCACCACCAGACTTCATTGGGGTTGGAAGACAGACAAAAATATAATCACACTCCAATACTTCTAAAAGAGTATTAAAAGATTTATTTTTATCTACATCATAAACTTTAGTAGTTACCTTATCTCTAAAGTTTTGGTAGACTGCATTTCCAACAAATCCATTACCAACAATACCAATCATGTTGCCATCCTACTAAATCCTTTAATTTTTTCAAATCGTATCACGTCTTCAAATCGGTCATCCATCCCACTCTTGTGAGAGATGACAAAGATATTTGCATCCTTAACTACGAACCGAATAATTTTTAAGAATTCTTCTGTCCCTTGGCCATCAAGTGAACTATCAAATACTTCATCCAAAATCATAAGATTTGTAGCAACAGAGTTTTTAAATTTTGCAACTTCTCTCCAAGTGAATAGAAGTGCTAGATCAATTCTCTGTTTCTCACCTTCACTAAAAGAAGCATATGAAAAGTCTTCATGTATAGCTGATTGAACGGTTTCGTTAAACTCTTCATCAAGAGTAAAGTTTATGTAAAAGTCCATCATCTGCAGATAACGGTTTACTTGCTGATTTATCAGCGGTAGATACTTTTTGATGATTTTAGATTTAACTCCACCGTCCTTAAGTAGACTATAAGAAAAATCGTAGTAGTTAATTGTGTCTTTTTTTGAAGCTAGTTCGTCGTATGTAGTTTTTAAATTGTCCTTGAAGGTTTCTAGTTTCTCATGTTCAGTATTTCTGTTTGCAAGGTTATCGGCAACTCTTTGAATTTCCGATTCCAGATCTCTGATCTGTCGTTGACATCCAGATATCCGAGTATTGTTTTGAGAAATGCCATTATTGAGTTTAGTAATCTCCTTTGATAGTGCAGTAAATTGACGCTCTCGCTCTTGTTCGCTTTTAATTGCCTCTTCTAGTTCTTTATAACCAGATTGCAACTCTTGAGCTTTATTTTGTGCGTCGTCAATTTTATTTATTCTAAAGTCTTCTTTAATTGGTTGGGTACAAGTAGGGCAGACCGTATTTTGTGTGAAAAATTTATGTTCCTTAGTAATAGTTGATACTTTGTTAGAAATCTTACCCTTTAGGTTACCCAACTTTTTTAGTTTTTCTGTAGCCCCTGTGACACATTCTTGCTCTTTAGTATACTTAAAAATATCTTCCTCGGTAAAAGAGTTCTCTTTCATGTATAAAAGAATCTCTTCATCTAAGTTTAAAATTTTATTTTTTCTATCTTCAATATTTTTCTTACTGCGTTTTTCAATCTCATCAATAAAGTTACTTTGCATCTCAACTTTGTCACTAAGAGATTCTTTCTTTAAATCAAGAGTTCTAACTTCTTCTTTTTCTTGACGAATTTTATCTTTAAGAATACTGTTCATTGAAGAGAAAATCTTAATGTCCAAAAGATCTTCAATTACTTCTCTACGATTATTAGTAGACAATTGCATAAAAGGAACAAAGGCACTACTACCTAGAATAACAATCTGAGTAAATGACTTGTAATTCATTTTAATAACATTCTGCTCCAACCACTTTTGCTGATCTATGGATGAAGCAAACTGATCCATCAAACAGTTATTTTTCCAAATCTCAAATACGTTTGGTTTTATTCCACGAACAATTTTCCAATCTGTATTATTAATAGAGAAGCAAACTTCTACATTACAATCTTTTTCATTTGTAGAATTTACCAGTTGAGGTTTATTAATTTTTCTAAATGGTTTACCAAATAATGAAAAAGTAAGAGCATCAAGAACTGTACTCTTACCAGAGCCATTTGAACCAACAATTAATGTAGTGGCTTTTTTTTGGAAATTAACTTCAGTATATTGATTGCCGGTAGAAAGAAAGTTTTTCCAACGAACTTTTTCAAATAAAATCATGATCAGTTGTTACAGGAGGAACCACAATATCGTTTTTTGTTATAACCGTGTATTCATATCCTTGAGTTTCACAGACTGCTATCATAGCATCATCTTCAACTTCAGTGATACTCATTTCAGGAGATCCATCTTCTTCTAGCATCATAGCATATCTATCTACATCGTCCCTTTCTTCAAAGATGTAAAGCACTTGATTGCCATCTTCGTTTTGTACAGAATACACTCCTTTCCCATCTATTGCTAAGATGTACATTACACTAACTCACATGCCTCTTGATAAATTTCTTGCATGATTTTTTGAACTAAAGATTTATCAAGATTAATCTCTGCTTCTTCAATGTATCTATTTAATATAGAAATAGTATCTTCAGATTCAAGAGGATTAAAATCTTCTTCACCATACCATCCACCAAAATTAAAGTTTTCAACAATCTTTAATTCTGCTACACCTGAAGAATAGAGTTTATCAATGAACTTCTCAAAATCTTTAGTACTTGTTTTTTTACGAACAATTACTTTTACGATTTTATTTTCATAAAGAGTTGCATCAAACAATTGATGAGGAGTGTCCTCATAATATACATTATAGAACAATCGGTAAGGATTGTCTACATGAAAATGTTCAAGAGTTTCTGTATCAAAGATGGCGAATCCTCTCCGATCACCAACATCTGTCCAGAACATTTCGTATGGGTTTCCCAAGTAATAGACCCGTCCATTATCCGATCTAGTGTGATAGTGACCGCTATAGACCTTGGAGAACTTTGAATATAACTCGCTCTCATGACCATGGTCCATGACGATTTGTCTATTAACTCTAAATCCGTTGAGCTCAAGGTGCCCCATCGCACACTTGCAACTTGTCTTTTTAATAAGTTGATGAGTAGTTTTTTCATTTTCCTGATTAATCCATGGAATAAACAGTGTCTTCAGTCCACTCAGATTGACTTCTGTTGCTTCTGAATATACAGTTACATTTTCATACTCACGAAGAAGAAGATCAACTGCATTGATATTATTTGTGTTTTTATAATATGCCGTGTGATTACCTACGATAGTATGAACTGTGACACCCATGTCACTTAGTTTATCGTAGTAATTATTCTTTGCCCATGATAGTGCAGAAAAATCAATACCCTTTCTACTATCAAAGGTGTCACCCATATCTATAATTGTAGTAATTCCATGCTCTTTCAAATAAGGAAAGAACACGTCATTATAAAACTTCAGGAAATAGTCGTGAAATAACTTAGAGTTTTTACGAGCTCCAAAATGTTGATCAGTGATAATTGCAACTTTCATCAATAACGAAGTTTGGAATGTACAGCGTCTTTGATACTATTATAATCAGCAGAATTGCTTCCGTCAACCCCATCATCATAAAACACTTGGTCATAGCCAGACTTTTCAAGAATTTTGTTTTTGATTTCTAACTGACGCTTTTCCCTTTGGATCCTACGGAGAAATGCATAATGAATGATCTGCGTAAAGTAAGCAAAAGGATTTTGGGATTTCTGAGGATTAAAATTATGAATGTACTGAACGCAATTTTCGATTCCATCTGAGATCATGTCCTCCTTGAACATGTAGTTAACAAAGTTTGGTTTAAATGATAGATGATTTGCAATCTTTAAGAAGCACTCACCAATGTATCTTGGGATAGGAGGTTTAGTATCCCAACGCTTTCCTCTATCATCCTTTGTGGGTTCTCTACCATATTTTCTAATAAAAGTAATTTCAACTTCACTTTGGTAATGGGTTAGAGCTGCTAAAAATTCTTTATTGTTAACGTAGTGTTCAGATCTTTTACGTTTTGCCATAGTTCCCGATTTAATCATAAAGAAATATTATCACTATTATGTAGATAGTATAGCATTTTCAATCTATAATGGCAAGCTTGACAAGGTATCAAATAATCACTATAATAACTCTGTTAGGGTTGATAAGGATTAATTAGCTCTTTTTGTAAAGCTTCTCTAAAATATCCTTAGCATCATTTACTGTAGATATAAATCCCATTTCTCTTGTTATTTTTGGTTGGCCTGTCTTTGATTTTTCAGAGTCTCTTACGAATTGTTGATATATGGTTATCATTTCTAAATCAGATGACTCTGATAGAGTTAATATATCATCTAAATTTAAAATGAATAAATCTTCTTTAGTTGTTTTTAACCAAGGTTCTACCTTATAACCAGATAGACCAGTTCTTGTTTTTACTTCAACGATGGTAATTGGATTAGAAATAAGGAGCATTGTTCTGTTCTCTTCTTCAGAGGCTGCTACTTTAGCATAGATCTCTTCTCCAGTTTTAAGTTTTATTGTTGCGTAGAAATCGTCTTCTATCATACTTTTAATTGAATAGTGATTATCTCATAGTTAAAATTTTCTTCGTTATAAATTTTAATTCTTTCTATTAGGTGGTTTAAAGTGTAGTTTCTTCTTGACTTATGAGTACAATCATCAGAGATGTCATAGAGGATTGCTTTAGTTTTATTTTTTCCTTTTCTAAGAACTCTTCCAATTGATTGTAAATTTCTAACTCTTGATTTTGATGGAGATGCGAAGATAACGTTATGGAGATTTTTAATATTGATACCAGTAGAAAAAGTTCCATAAGAGGCAACAATAATGGCATTATTTTCTCTTTCAGTTATTTCTCTCACCAATTCTCTTTCTTCAGCATCAACACCGCCATGTATAAAAAATACTTTGCGGTTGTCACCCTTGTTTTTATTTATCTCCTCATAGAGAATTGCTCCATGACTTTCAACTCTCTGAAAAAGAACAAGTGAATTTCCTTTAAGATCAAGTGCTAGATTTTTAATAAATCGATTTCTTTGTTCATGAGAGATAAGATATTGGATCTCATCTTCATAAGTATCAAAAGTTCGTGGATTGTGTTTGAGAACAAGACATTGAATATCTAACTGAGATAAATGACCTTGACGCATCAATTCATCAGTTTTAGTGACTTTATATGATGGTCCGAATAGACCTTCTAACACCCACTTATGGGTTTGTGTTCCATCTAAAGTTCCAGTAAATCCAAATCTATATTTTGCATGGTGTAATTTTGTCATTATAGATATTAAAGATTTACTTTTAAAAAGGTGGGCTTCATCTCCAATTACAACGTTATATTCTTCAAAGAAAGATCTTTCAAGTTTATAAACAGATTGCCAAGTTGTAATTGTAACAGAAGCATCATTACTCTTTTCTTTACCGGAATAGATACGGTGGCAATATGAATCAGCATCCCAACCATAATCAAAAAAATCCTTATACATCTGCTCTACAAGAGATGTCGTTGGAACAACTAGCAAGATTTTTTGACCTTTGTCAACGTAATATCTTACAAGAGAGTAAATCATCAGAGATTTGCCGCTTGCAGTGGGTGATATCAATAGTTTTCTATTGTGCTTTAGAGCGCCGTATACTCCCTCAATTTGATACTTCCTTGGTGAGTGAGAACATATAGACTGCATATAATCTTTAACACCCTCATATGAAATCCTATCATTGACTTCAAATGGAGTTCCATAAAATTTATTATCTTCAAACTTATAAGTATAATCGTGTCTTTCACAGAAAGAAATAATTTTATCTAACAGTCCAACATAGATCTGTTTAGATCGCATATCATATAAATGAATCTCTCCATTCCAATTTCTGCCTCGATACTGAGGCATGAACTTAGCATTGGGAACTTCAAATTTGAAATGATCACGCAGCTCATACTCGATATGAGGTTCTGCGTTGATCTTTAAAAATACTTCGTTCGATTTTGATATAACAACATTCGCAGTCGTGTCAATCATAACGTAGATTTCATCTACGATTATTTATTTACCCTAGTCCAGAGTTAAATCTTATAAACTCAATTGCATTCTTGATTTGATATGTGCGATTTTGAATGACCTTTAGAATGCTTTCCAAATAAACTAACATCGTATCATAATAGTCAATCTTGAGATTTGCATTTGACAGTTTTCCATCAGCATCAAGATACTTAGTCATCGTATCTTTATCTCTAATTTTTTTAGGAAAGGGGTTTTCAATATAAACGTCAGGATCAGCCTTACCACTAAAATATTCATACCTTTCATGACGAATATTTTTTCTTTGTTGCTCTGCTTTTTTTCTTAAAAGAAAAATTGTATTATATAGTTCAAAGTATTTTGCATGAAGAGATGCAATATTCAAAGACTCAGTATGTAAATTATCTGGATCTATTTTTGAATCTTTTTCCCACATCTCTTGAATTGAATCAAGATCAATGCTCATAATTTTTTATTCTCTAAATCAGTCACTGTGTAGCTAGTATACTTGAAACTTACGTCAGCTGTAAAGTATTGGATATCCGTATCTGTAGCGTCAAAGTTTAATGTTGTCAATGAATATGGGAATAGATCCTTAAAATTTACATTGAATTTAGGAACTAAATTACTACTCAGAATTTGTAGAGTTCCATCTGAATAAACATTTCTTTTGTCTTTAGCATATGGTCCTTTGTGATCAGCCTCTGACTCAAGATCTCTAAATTCTTGATTCTCTTCAGGGAATCCTAAACCTCTCATCCAGTTTTGAACTTCCATAAAGTTCTCAAGATTTTCATCAACTAAGAATGTCAAATTTAAATCACCAAAATCAATCTTATCTCCTGGTGTCGGAATATCTCTTAGATAGTTTGGTTGTATAGCAATTCCAAGACTCAAATCTGGGATGTTTGCAGATTGGCAGAAAAATGCAACCTTAGGACTTCTTCTCATTGAGAACTTGAATCCTACTGGTGCAAGAAAATTTCTATTTTCTATCTGACCATATGGGTTTGCTTTTGCCATTTAAAATTAATTACTAATAATCATGCTGTACCACTCTTCACTCATACCAGTGATGATGTGATCAGCAGATTCGTGATCCTGTGCGTAACCTTCTTGTATCAAATGTTCAACAACTAAATTATATTTTTCCAGAGTTTCTCTGGTTTCTCTAGGTGTCTGTTTCATTTTAGATATTTTATCCGTATTCTTATTTAGATAAAAAAAGAGGGGTCCGAAGACCCCCCTTACACTTCCTTCACACGTAAGGAAATTATATCACATCAAGTTCTTAACAGCAACTCTTCTGTAGTAGCGGTTTTGGTTGACGTGCAGTTCACCTGAACCTTGGTTGGTTCCTTCCGCGAATGGGTTAGCAACAATTCCGTAGCGGGTCTTGAAGCCAATTTTTGGTTGGAAGTTGTTCTCACCAACGGCGCGAACCATTTGGAGAGGAACGTAAGGACAGTAGAACAGTCCAGCGTCATAAGGTGAAGTACCTTTGTAACCTACGACGTAATACTGGTTACCAGGAGTTCCGTTAGCGGAAGTCAGGTTTGCAGCATATGGGTCGATGTAGACGCGGAATTTACCCATCAGGGTTCCAGCAAACGTGTTGCCGGTATCGTCAACATTGAGGTTTGCGTTGAGTGCAGGGGTGTAATCGAGAACACCAGCCATGGTCAGTGCAGATGCTACGTCTGCAGAACACATGACGATGTTGCCCTTCCCGCGACGAGTTCTTTGTGCGATGGCGTTAGCATCACGCTCGATTTGGAACAGGAGACCTTTGAACTTCTCAACACTCCAGCGACCGTTGGAGTCGATGTCAAGGTCAAATACACCAGCAGTGGCGGTGTTCTGTACAGCACCTTGCTCAGCAGTCTTGTAGATGGTTCTGATGACTTCGCGGTTGATCTCAGCAAGAATCTCAGTAGAGAGAATATTTGCGAGTTCCGCTTCAGCATTCAGACCATGGATTGCCTTAAGGTCCTGTGCCAGTTCCAAAGAGTACTCTGCTTTCAGAGCTCTTGACTTGGCGGTAACGGTGACTTTCTCGATCGAGAATGCCATCTGGTTGAAGGCATTGTTACCAGTGCCATCAAGAGATTCTGCGTCATCAGTACGCATACCCTGACCGACTTTATAGCCGAGGGAGGATGCAGAACCAACGGGATTCAGTACACCTGGGTTAGTACCTGCCTGAGCAGTAGTACCCATACCAGCAACAGGATCGCTCTGACCGTCTTGGCCGTTGGATGCCTTGTCGCGACCGGAGAATGCGGAATCGACTTCGTTGTAGAATGCCTCGCTGCCAGACTGGTTAGTATAGCGGGAGCGCATTGCGAAGATCAGTCCAGTAGGACCGGTCATTGGTTGAACGCCTGCGAGGTCATATGCGACCAGATTAGGCATTGCGCGTCTGATCAGCGAGATCAGAACTGGATCGAAACCAGCGGTTGGACCGCCTGCGGTTGCGCCAGCGGAGAAACCTGCATTAGCACCACTTTGGGTATTAACGTTAGGTTGCTCAGTCAGGAATGATCCTGAATCGGAGAAAGCATTTTGCTCTCTTAAAAACTTTTCTTGGTTTTCAAGCAGGGTAGCGGTGACGGCTCTCTTGTGGTTGTCTTCGATTGAACCAAGACCCTCATAATTGAGGAGAGGTGCCCACTTTTCCTGCAATTGCTCTGAATTGAACATTGCGGTTTTACCTAATTTAAATGTTTACGTTTGATTTAATATTAAAATCAGTTATTTGCTAAATGATGAAAGAGTTCTCAGGTATGCAGCCATCGAACCATTAATGGTTTCGGGTGAACTGTCAACACCCTCAGAAAGATTCTCTTTCTTAGCTGATGGAGAAACTGTTTTTGAAGGGAAATATGATTCCTTCAATGTCTCCAGTTTTTCACGATATTGATTTTCACTTTCAAACTCCACACTTTCAGCAAGTGAGGCGAGCTTCTCTTTCTGAGTCTGTGCAAGACCTTCAGAGACTTGATCTACGATTCCATCAGCAACCGACTCTGCGAGACGCTTGTTAAGTGAAACATTTTTCTCAATTTGCTCATTGAGTTTGGTTTCCATATCATCTAATTTTTCTACCATGCTCTCAAGTACATTATACTTTTCTTCAGGGATTGATACATAATGTTCTTCAAAAAGACTCTTCATTCCGGTAAGGAACGATTCGGTCATCTCACTCTTGAGACCTGCTTCAACTGCAAGTTGGTTCTCAGTGAACCACTCTTCAGCAACGTACTCAAGGTAAGAATCGACACGCTCATTTAATTCCTTCTTAATATCCTCAACTTCTTCAGCGAGAACTTCGGAATAGCGTGCTTCTAATGCTTCTTTGACTTCAGCAACTTTTGCAGTAATTGCTGTTTCAAAGATCGTGCGTGCTTTCTCTTGGAACTCTTCAGAGAGTTCTTCGCCTTGGAGAAGAGCATTAACATCTTCTTCGATGTCATACTCAGCAACGACTTCTTCTTCGACTGTCTCTTCTTCAGTAGTTTCTCCTTCAGCAACTACTTCATTTTCTTCAGTCTCTTCTTCGGTAACCACCTCATCGGTGACTTCCTGATCTTCTTCGACAACGGCTTCGGTATCGAGTTCTTCCTCTTCCTTCATGCCTTTTGCTGCTTCAGCAGCTTTAGCACCCTTGTTGATGACATCCTTAACTTGCTTAAGGGATCCACCTGGTGTCTTTAACTTGGCAGAATCATCATCGCTTTTATAATTCTCGGGGGTAGGACCACCGAGATCTTCATAAGAACCTGCTCCTGATGCATCCATTGCGTCCGCTGCTCCCGCTTTAGCATTTACAGCGGTCTTGGATTGCTTTGTGCCTACTTCCATTTCTTGTAAATCTCCACGAGACATTTGAACTCTCCGAACCTTGTACGAATTTAATCTATATTTATTTATAATTTAATAAATTACAATGATTTTATGAACTCATTGAATAAATTTAACTTATGTTCATCTAAACGTCTTTGATCAACCAAAGTGTTTATTCTTCTTTCAACACTCTCCGCAAATTTTTCACGAAGAATGCCACCATCCCAAATCCAATCTTTACCTTCCATGATACCCTGAACAAAGGCATCAGGTGCAGATGGATCTGCAACAATATCGGCAGCTGTCGCTAACATAAAATCTTCACCGACTTCCATAACTCCCTCTTTATTTTGGGAGATAGAACCAATACCACGGGATGAAACTCCGAGAGTGACACCTTCTTTTAAAAGTGACTCTGCAATCTTACCCATTGGTGTAGAAAGAATCTGTGCTTTTCCAATAAAATTATTACCTTCTTGCTTAAGAGAAACAATCTTATGCGAAACTCTATCGAGATTGACGGTAGGACCATCGGGGTGACCCAATTCCCCAAGAGCACGACCTTTAGAAATATAGTTCTCAGCATATCTCGCAACTTCTTTCTGCATCGTTGGAAGACGATACATTCTTTGATTGCGATTTACCTTTTCAGTTTGCAGAAAAGGACCCTCAATAAAGAGTTTCTTTTCGGCACCCCTACCTTCGGTGATAACCTTTACTGATTCAATTTCTTCTCTAATGAGTTTCATTTGACTTACGTGTTTTGAATTTGTTGGAAATAAAGTGCTCCACCGCCACCTGCATCAGCAGCACCTTGAAGAACCGAAATTCTTTGCGTTGTGAATACAGATGCTCCAGAGTTTGCAGTAAATGCAGTACTAATGCCAGTGGTATTAGCTTCAACCGTTACTGAAGATTGGAAATTTCCATTAATATCAGAGGTTGTATTTACAGCAGTAACTTGTGTATTGGAGATCAGAGTATTGTAGTTAGAGTCATTTGCATCAACCATAGTAATTCTGTCACCAATACCAAAAGGCATTTGAGTTCCTTCGGGTGCAGTAATAACTGTGGTTGTTCCTTTTGTAATACTAGCAACTACTTGAGATGCTTTCGTCATTGCAAGAGTTTCGGGTTCGCCAGTAGCAACATAAAAATTGGCAGATGTCGCTACTGGATCAGTTCCAATTGCAACATGACAACCCTTTCCTTTTGCAACAACACGCAGTGCATTAGTCCGCACTCTAAAAGCAGATGAAGTTGTTGCGGTTCCAGCGATAATAACAGAAGCTCCTGCTCCTACTGGTCTTAAAGTCATTGATATACTCGGGTCATTTATTTTTATTTATAATTACTCTTCCGAGTCACCTTCGGCATCAAACATCGAAGTTGCTACTTGCGGCCGTTGAGTTTCTACTTTTTCAGCAGCTTTTGTATAAAGAACTTCTTTAATTTTGTCGCTGATTCCTGCTGGTGATTCATCAGCAACAATCATATCCATTAAATCATCCATGAAAATATGTTATAAGAGTAACATCAGATAGTATTTATAAACTATTAATTTCCCTGATCATGAGTGTATTGCAAAATCATTGCATAAGTTTTATATTTTAACGACATTAAGTATTCTTGTTCCTCTGCGGGCCGAGCAGGAGAACCTGGCCAAATTTCAATTGAATAGCAAATGTGATCATAAAACAGGCGAAGTTCATCGATTCCCATGGTTAATTGAACGTACCAATCTAGTTCTTCCTGAGGATCATAATCCTCAAACTCATCATACATCGTTATTTGCAGTTTCAGTCAAATTAAATTTCTCCCCCCTTTGGCAACTCTGGTGCCTCAGTGGATTGTCCCTGTTTTTCTAAATCAGGTTCCGTGATGGGTTGACCAAGATCCATTGGTTGACCAGTTTCAGGATCAATTGGTTCGACCATAGGGTCTAAAATAACTCCGTCTTTAATTTCTTTCTTAATGAGTCTATCTTGCTCAATAATTTCTTCATCTGTTTGACGTAGAATATGGCGACGAACATAATCTTGTGAGAAGTATTTTCCAATATAAGGTTCTGCTGTTTGAAGACTACCTAGTCTTTCGTTTAGCAGTTCAGACTCCTTAAGTTCGGAGAAGTGATTGTCATAGAGGAAATCATACTGAATGTGCTCACTCATCGTTTCCCAATCTTCGGGAGTAATTACATTCTTTAGAATTAATTGAGTCTTCAGCATGTCATTAAACATGTTGGAGAATCTTTTTCTCAAACGTCCAACAAACTTAGTAAATTTGAGTTCGTCTCTTAAGATCTCAGAAGATCTCCCCAAGTTAAATCCACCTTCTCCATCCATTCTTGAGGGGGGAACGTTAAGCGAACGGTAGAGTTTCTTTTTAAAATACTCAATATCAGTGATTTCGCCCAGATTTTGTCCTCCGGGGAGAGTAGTGATTTCTGTTCCTCTTCCGCCTTCGCGTCTTGGGAGCCAGAAGTCCTCAAGCATTGCCATGTGTTTTTTGTCATCACGAATTTCTCCAGTGGATGCGTCGTATACTAGTTTGTTACGATATCTCATCATAACATCACGCAGATATTGTTCTGCTTTGACTTTTGGAAGATTGCCAACATCAATATAGAAAATTCTACGTTCTGGAGCACGGGATAATCTATAGATGACCAGTGAATCCTCAATCATTCTTAATTGATTAAGTGACTTGATTGCCTTATGAAGATACGAAAGAACAGTTCCTTTGTTACGATCTACCAGACCAGATGTGCAATATGAAATAGCATCTTTTGTTATCTTAATTCCTTGATCCGAACCTTGCGATGCGATGGTAGAAGTTGGATACGAAAGTTTTGGATTATATATGAAATACTCATCAATTTCTGGGAACTGATAAGCCATTGGATCTTCTTCTAATTTGAAGACAGAAGCTCTCTGTATATTTGGATCAATTTTTTTCTGAACTCTTATATGACGCATTTTCATTGCATCAATATATCTAAGTTCTTTAATACCTTCTTCAGGTTTTTTGAAATCAATTACTTTATGATAGTAAATGCGTCCATCAACATACCAATTTCTATAAATTTCATGAGCTTTTTTATCAAAATCCATTAAGTTTAATATGTGCTTAAACTCACTACGAATATTGTTTTTTATTCCATCACTAGCATTTAAATTGTCTAGATCAATTTCAATAGGACTATCATTTGAATCGGAAACGATAGCTTCATTGACAATATCTTCAATAGCACTATCCGTTTCTGGATGGAGTGCCATCTCACGATATCTTTTAATTAAATCAGTTTCGGTTTTATATACACCCTCAATATCCAGATGTGTACCAAAAAAACCACTACTCATATAATGGGATACCCCGTCCTCGTCGTTAGGAGCGACGGGGGAAACCGCATTTGGTGAGAGTGGTTCATTGTCCTCTATCGAGAACCCAAATAATTTGGACATGATTAACGGTTTATTTTAACTATTTATCAACCATTAGGTCCGCCAGCTTTCGAGAGTGTGAATGACTGTACTTGGAAAGTAACAGTAAACTCTTCGATAGTATCGCTGCTATCATATGAAAGATCAATCTGAGAAACTTCCGTTGGGAAGATATCAATGAATTCATACTCGGCAAGGACCACATTAGAATCACCTGCATTATTTCTGCTGCTAGCAACAGAACCTCTACCAAGTTGGAACACTGACGCATTTGTCATGTATGCCTCAGGAAGAGTTGCTCCTAAGTTATTCTCTAACTTAGCAATTTGATCCATCCAAGCTTCCATTGCTGTTCTAAGAGCAAAACCTTCATCGTTGATGATGGTAATGGTCCAGGTATCAATGGTTCTGTCTCCAGCAACTTTAAAAATACGACCTCTAAAAGGAACATCGATATTAGCGATGTTTGAGGCAGGCAGGTTTGCTGCCTTACACATAAATCTAAAGTTGTCTGCATCCCAGGGAATCCCTCCTGGGAGTGTTGTTAATTCTACCTCAAATAGATTGGAGCGTGCGCCGCCCCCAATGAGTGCAGATTTGAATTGAGAAATAGTTTTGTTTTCTCTAGATGTTGCCATTTTTGTATTCTCCTAGTGTTATTTAAATTAATCTAGATCAAACTCTACCTGCGACTTCTTCAAAACTCACGCCTGTGCGTGTAGCAACGAAGGTCAAGGTAACGTAGTTGATTGACTTTGCAGGCTTCAGGAAGATGTCTGCTCGGAATTCATTATTATCAATAACATCTGGAGTGTTGTTGGTTGTATCACAAATGACGAGGAATCCGTAAATACCCCTCTTTGCCTCAACATCTCTCAAGAATGGTTCAACAATATTTCTGAAGTTTGCCCTCGTTAACTCATCGTTGAGTTCAAAGAGTTGTGCTTCAGCAGCACCTTCAAGTGCTTGTTCAATTGTAAGGAACAAGCGGCGAACATTAATTCTATCAAATGCTGATGCGAAACCAAGAGCGGTTTTATCTCCGAAAAGAAGTGTTCCAATACCAGGTTTTGTGATAATGGAATTAACTCTTGCGGGATAAAGACGATCTCTCTGTGTCTTAGTTGGATTATATGCAAGTTTGACAACGTTATTGAGGATACCTCTTTGTTGACCTGCAGGCGAGAACCACGGATATGCTTGAATCGCAGTTCTAGTCATCAATCCAGCAACATCAGAGTTGGTTGGAATATAACGGAATTCATTATTGAATCTGTCATACTTATATGCATATCCAGAATCGAATGTTGCATATGAGGAACTACTGAGTGAAGAGTAATACTGAAGTAAGTTTTCAGTCTGAGTCTCAGTGTTTGTTACGTTGATTAGATCCGCTCTATGAGGTCCAACCACTGCCATACAATCTTTTCTTCCCTGTGCAAGAGCAATCAGATGATTTGCTTTTGCCTGCGAAAGATCTCTTGATCCAAGACCAGGACCCATGATCAAATAATCTACAGCAATCTCATCTTTATTCTGGAATAACTCATAGGATGTCTTAAGACCTCCAAGAGTTGCAGTCATGCCACCATTTGAACCTCTGGCAGGTACTCCTGCACTATAGTCCTCACCACCACCAAGGGAGTAAGAAACATTTCCGAGAGCAGTAAAGACATTATTTTGAGCAGCTTTACCCCAGAGACCTTCTCCAATTGTATATGGAGTATATGATGTAGAGAATCCAGTTGCTCTAGGAGTAACGGTTTCGCCATCAATCGTCTTGTGGAAAGTATCAGCAACTGCAGATGGATTATATCCAGCAAACAGATTTGTTGAGAAATCTGCGATATAGTTTTTGTAGTAATTCTTTTGTGGAGAATTTACTGAAGAAATTGAATCTTCTGCTTTAGAAAGACCAATGTGCTTCTCAATAATATTACCTTCAATACCAGTTACAACACCATAGTCATCGATAACAACAACATGGATAGCATCATTTTTACCACTGCGATTCAGAGTGTATTGAGTAGTTACTGGTTTTGGTGCAACTGTGCTCCAATAGATCGTAGAGTTCTCAAGATTAAGAGTTTGCTCATTGTACCAATCTTTAATACTATCGGGAGTGTAAGTTGCTACGGTTGC